CCTGTGCCGCCTTTAGCGACCGGTTGTACTTTGCTTTCTTCTGCGGTCAATCTGGTTCCCAGCACTGTGATCTGGTTCTGCAGATTCCCTGCCAGGGTATCGTCCAGGGCCGCTGCTACCGTATCAAGCCATTCATTCAATGCGGTCTGATACTGATCGAATAGCCCTGTTGTATCCACGCTAGAGGGGATCGCTGCCACGACAAAACCGCACAGCGCAGAATTTAACCGCTGATCGGTGATCGCGCTCTGTGCTATACCTGTAGCGCCTTTCTTGACGTAAATATCCGCCAAGGCTATTTCAAACAGATTCGACTCCTGCCGGAGCTCTGGCGCTACGGGGTTCGTCGCTGCTGTTCCGGTTCGGATCAACGCCCTGACCGACCTGACAGACACCGATGTATTGAACTGCAGTACCACGCGGTCGATCCTGTTCAGCGACGCGTTAGACGCTTCTACAGTCAGATTGAGAGGCGCAGTGTTAACATACATCGCGCCTTCAATGTGCGCGCCGCCGGCACCTACTGTAACGATCATATTACTATTGGCGGATACCGCCAGCCCGCTTCCCACAGAGCTAAATACCCCGTTGGTATAGCGCAGTTTGTTAAACGAGCGCTCCATCTCTGCCGTGATCGCTCTGTCGTAGACGGGCTCATCGACTGTTCCCGTATTGATCGATTCAAACGGGTAATAGAGTTCTGCCATTATCTAACCCTCCATTTCTGCTTGACTGGTGTCCCAAGAACAAGCTTAATATTTACCATATTGTTTTTATGAGTTTCCTGAACCTGCTCGATTCTCGCATGATACATCTGTTCCAGATCATCTATATAAACTGCACAGGTATCACCCAGATCATAATCTTTCATATACTCATATCGTACCTGTATGACATTGACCTCAATGGTTTCGATTTTGTAATTCTCCAGCATATCCAGACGGGCTTTTTTTTGCATCAAATTTTTTATTTTCTGCTGATTGGCCGCTGTCGTCACCTTTAAATCACATTCATCCGATGAAAGAGAGGTGGTCAATATCTTCTTCGGATAACAAGCACCCATCTTGGTCGGCTGATTTCCAGCATAAAAATAAGTACAACCGATATAATATCTGGTCGTACCATCCACCACTTCTGTGTATTTGATTGGAAAATATGATGTAGAAAATGCACTGTAATAATCTACTTCCACCTCCTGGATGATTTCATACAGGCACTTTTCCGCCGACTCATCTAATGTATAGCTCATGTCATCCACATTATTATACGCTTTGCCGAAGAAAACACCGGTTTCTCCGCTCGTCAGCTGGCGGCCTTTCTTAAATGCTAAATTCAGTCCAAGAGCTCCGGATCCTTCGGAATCAGGATACTCTGTAATTTTCGTTAGGATCCCGTATCCGGAATCTGAAATCGTATCATAGATCGCATTCCCCATCAGTGTCCCCTGATCTATCGAAATATCAGCACTAGATGGGAACACCGAACCCGAATCGATTACAACTGATTTTAGCGGCCTGTATGATTTCCCATCTACCACAACAGCGGCATTCGCATTGCCGATATATGTAGTGATCCCAGCCTTAACTGCGGCCGCCGATGCTGCATTGATCACCTGCGTCTTTCGATATGATCCAAAATCCAGAAGTTTTTCTGAAAAGAACCCGCTTATGGTTGCAAATGCTCCTTCAGTTTCCTTATCATACTGCAATTTCTGAAAAACTCCCGTCTCTGGTCTTCCCACATTTTTAACATACTTTATTCCCATGGCATTCAAACGATT